GTTTAGAAGTTCTACTTCATTCTGACATCTATTGTATTGAACAAATTCATTATCAGTTTTGAATTCACCGATACCCCAGACAATAATATCATCGAATCCATATCTTTTGACAGTGATTGACAAAAGTTCTTCAGCAGCAATTTCTTGATTCGGAAACCCATTCTCACATTGAACTTCGATGTCAATCGTATAGACTTGCATCAAAGATCGATCGAACCGAATATCTTGATAATTGTCAGCGATGTAAGTATAGACAAATTGATTCAATCCAAAAACCAATCCAGGTTGATTCTCATATTGAGAAACAAATTCCTTGGCTTCTTTGATGGTCTCAAATTTTATGGGGGAGACTGAGGAACCTTCCAGTGTTTGGAATTTGGAAGGTTTCTTTGAAGGGACATAAAGAGTGGGCTTATATCGAATAGACTTGTTGATCCTTTCACCATTCTTAACACCACGCATGAAAATATTGTTTCCCCATTGAGCCACGTGAGTATAGAAATTCATAACAAACACCTGTTAGCATTATAAAAGAACATTATACCATAATGAATAGGAAATGTCAAGCTATTTGTTCCTGCCTTTTCTTTCCAATATTGTATTTTGTCTCAAGAACCCACTCGTCCTTTTCCTTGAATCCGATAATCTTGATTTGTGAAAGAGGAGCTTTTGGTTCTGCCTCCCCATGAACCGTGACCAGATCCCAGTCTTGAAGAAGTCCAGCAATGGTATTCCTTCGAGAAATATCATTTTCATTGATGTTGGTGTCCTTTCCATCAAGTGCAAATAATTCTTTGAAATGAACAATATAATATTTGCCTTGTTTATGAAGAATATGGCAGGATTGAAATAGTTTCTTTTCTTTGCGAGATGCAACACCTATTCTAGAAAGTGTTTCACGAACCTTGAGGAAATCATCAGGTTCTTTGATTGTTACCTCTAACATATTGTTAATCATTTTTTTCCACCTTTGTTCAAGCTATTTTTAATAGCAGTAATTTGTTCATCAGTCAGTAGTTCAAGAGCAGCTTTTGCTTTTTCATCGCTATAACCATAATACTCTTTCACATACTCAAGATCCTGCAGCTTCTTTGCCTTAATCCAAGGAGCAAATCTTTTTTTGGATCTTATACTATTTATAAAAAAATCGAATTTAAGTTTATTATCGATTTGATGATGAACATTCATTTCATTTGCCAACAAAACAGTATCTTGAAAAGCAGACAAAATATGATTAACTACATATGCAGGGTATTTTTTCTCCCACATTGGATCATCTGAATCCATCAATTTAGTTTTAGTAAAGTTGATAGCATTCATATATTCTTTCAATTCATAACTCATTTAAACCTCACTTGTGACATTATTTCTGTCATGCAAGCAAGCAAGTTAATTTCTTGATCAGCAACAAATGCAGATTTGTACTGATAATCAGCAATTATCAAAACCAAATGAGGAATAGTTGCAGGTTCTAATTTATCATACAAAGTATCGTAAACTTTACGATAGATTCTAGTAGGATCATTGTCAAGATTATTTGCCACCCATTTACGGACATTTCCAAATTCCTTTTCCTTTAGAAAGGTTGTCAATTCTTTCAGATTTTCATCTGAAATATTTACCAAGATTCCTGCATCGATTTCACCTGATGCAGAATATCTTTGTAATTCATTCAAACACCTTCTCCAATCTGGAAAGAATTTTTCAATAATTCCAGCAACAGCTTTTGGTGCAAATTTGACTTCTTCTTGTTCAAGAATTTCGGTAATACGTTTAAAAAACTGTGCAGCTAGTTTAGGTTTCTCTTCATTAGGAATCCGAAACTCGACAACAGAACATCGAGAATGTAGTGGTTCAATGATTCGATTCTTAAAATTGCATGTCAGAATGAATCCACAATTTTTGTGAAACTCTTCAATGAACCCACGCAGTGCAGGTTGAGTAGATTGGGGATTAAGATAATCTGCTTCATCTAAAATCACAAATTTTCTTTTGGAATCAAAGGAAACAGTTGAAGCAAAATTCTTAATTTTATTACGAAGAACATCAATGCCTGATTCTTCAGAACCATTTATCATCATATATGTAGAATCAATTTGATTGAGCATTGCCTTTGCGACAGTTGTTTTGCCTACTCCTGGACCACCAGAAAGTAACAAATTAGGAATATGCTCATCATTCACAAATTGTTGAAATGTATTCTTCATGTCTACTGGAAGAATACATTCTGTAATAGTAGTTGGACGGTATTTCTCCACCCACAAATATTTTTTCATAACAAAAACTCCGATATTGGATTATCAATTAGATTCAAGAGCAATATAATATTCTAAATCTTGTCCTTTCTTTTTAAAATGTGAAATACCAACACTAGCAATTCCTATCTCATAATCTCCTGGAAGAACTTTCAAATTTTCAGTTTTAAAACATGATGTTAGATTGATTGTCGAAGAATTGCCAACTACAAGTGAAAATGTATTTGATGTATCATTCTTTCGATCAGTAACCGTCATTTGCACTTCACCTGTTTCAAAAGAATTTACAACAAGATCTGGTGTACCAAAAATTGCAGCTGATCTTTGAATTTGAGCAAACTCCTCTTGTTTCAATGTAAACTGAACATCAATATTAGGCATATGAATGTCAGTTTTTGGTTCTTTCACCATGTCAGTAGGTGTGTAAAAGAATTTACTAGAAGTTTTGCTTCCCTCTTCTTGAATAAGAATATATTTTTCTTCAAAGTTCAAAATTGGTGTTTTGAAAATAGAAAGTGTTGAAAGAAATTCATTCAAATCATAAATAGCACACTCCTGCTCAAAATCTTCTGTTATATTTGCGATTGCTACAATGTTTTTCATTGCACTCATTGTGGCAACTTTATTTCCTGGTTTGATCAACAAGTTTGAATTAATTGTTGAAAAATTCTTCAAAATTTCACGAGTTTCATTACTCAGTTTCATTAGTTTCTCCATAGTTTAAATCATGAACATGCAATGCCATTATAGCATAATGAACAACCTTCAGAAGATCCTTTCGGTTGTAACCATTTTTCTTACCATATCTTTGTGCATACTTCAATATATTTCCAATACAAAATCCTTCACCATGTCCAGAATCAATAATAAATTCTGTTGCCTGAAAATTATTTTGGGAATAGTGTTGAGCGTAAGTCTTGTTAATATAATTGACAATCTCAAGAATAAGATTGTCTTCATTATATTTGTATTGAATACTCACAAGTACATCCTAAAAGTCTGTGGCACTCCGAAGAGTGCCGTCATGTTATATTAGTTGATGTTAATCACTCTTGGACGTTTCTCATCCGGAATAATTCTTTTCAACTCGACTTTCAACAAACCATCTACCATGGTAGCATCCTTGACGAATACATCTGATGACAAAGTAAATACTCTGTTGAATTGACGCTTCGAAATGCCTCTGTGATAATACACAGGTGCATTTTCAGCTTCCTCTATAGTTTTAGCATAATTTGATCGAATAGTCAACTTATTTTCTTTGGTTTCCACCTCGATGTCATCTTTTTTGAATCCTGCGACTGCAAGCTCAATAGTGAAATGCTCATCGTCATGCTTGAGAATATTGTATGGTGGATAGTTAGAAGTTGTTGAAACATTATCAAAAAAGTGATCAAAGATGTTATCAAATCCGACACTGAATGTTCGAAGTTGACTTGGGTCAAATGTAGAGAGTGCGGTTGTGCTTGTCATATCTATCTCCTTGAATAAGCAAGATTATTGTTAATATTAGATTGTTGAAGAGAACCCGAAGCATCCTCTTCAACATATCTATTTATACAAAAGTCAACAAAAATTTTTAAAAAAATTATGCTGCTTCTGCATATTCTAGTGCCGTGTCAAGTGCATTCAACTTGACTTTTCGATTCTTTCCATACCATGCAGATTCCAGCCGTCCATCAGCTGATCTGCCTTGTACATGGTCAGACATATAGGTAACAGCATTAAATGCTTGCCACCATGTACCTGGAGCATATTCTGCTCCAGGTTGTGTATGAACAATCTCAAGTGCCTTTGTTGACAATCTTGAATTTGCTTGTTCAGCTTCATATTCCTTTTCTGTAGATTCATTTCCGAAGACTTTGTTCATATATGCAACCAAATCCTTCTTTGTGTATCTTTTCTTTCCAAGGAATTCTGCCATACTCTTGTACTGATCCATTTTCATTCGAGCAATTCCCAACTGCTCTTTGACTGACTCTGGATCCCATTTCTTTCGATGATTCAATGTGACCATATGTTTACTATTTTCACTCAAAGAAAGTGTCAAGGTATTTTGGCAAACAACACGAATTGGTGTCATTCGAATATTAATTGTTCGCCCATACTGATGAGGATTAGTGAACAAGAAATAGTTTTCTGTAACATCACCACTGAACAATTCGAACGCAATGATCCAGCAGTGTGCATTTCCATATCACCTGCTTTCACGTATTCATCAAAAAGCTCAAATGCTTGATGGTTTTGAACTGGATTCCAGCCTTTACCGATATTGGTCAAAACCTTCCCATCAAGATCTCGAACTAATGCTTGTTTACCTGTTGGAATTTTTCTTCCGTTAAATTCTACGAATCCATCCAACTTGAGGACTTTCCAATCTAATCCTGCCATCACCATAAATTCTTGTGGGGACAAATCAGGCTGAACCTGAAACCCAAGTCCATGCCATGGGACTTCTCCAACGTATGCCATCTGCGCTTCACCGTTGATTACTTCTAATGCATGACTCATGATATTCTCCAAAAAAGTTTTCAAAACAGATCGAACTATTCGATCATTATTACTTATACAATTTTATAATAACTTTGTGAAAAAGTCAAGCATTTTTTTTAATTTAATAAAATATTTTTTACAGAAGGCTCATATTTGCTCTGAATGAAGTCTCGAACCCCTTGCATCAATTTTTGGTCATCACAAGGATGTTCTTTATGGATTTCCATCGCTAACTCTATTGCTTGTTCAGGACGATCTAGCCAAGAAGAGTGCCAATACATTTTTCCATTCTCACCTTTTCGATAGTTCAAATGAATCACTCCTACATTTTTTTCCTCATTAGCAAACGATTGAAAAATATCTTTGATGCCAATGCTATGCATATATGGAAATTTAACATCTTTATAAAGTG